CTTATAATGATGATTTCTGTTCATTGTATTTTTTGGTATTCCATTAATAGTGTAAATTTTCCCATCAGTATCTTTTAATCGATATTCTGGTTGTAAATATTCTGTTGATTTATCTGAATATTCAAAATAGCCTTTATATTCAGATTGTTCGCCTTCTCTACCTGCTGAATTAGTCTGATATTTTGAATTACAATTGATTACACCATTTAAAGTCGCTATTACATTCCATTGTTTGTCACGACCTCCGATTTGATTTGTTGTTCCTACTTGCTGCAATATTTTTATTTCTCTAAAATACTTATCAATTGACATGTTTCCCTCACATAAAAAAAGGACTGGTTTCCCAATCCCTTTTTAATCTTCCATTCTTATCTCCCAAGGTGGAGTTGTAGGTGTTGACTTGTCATAATGGCCTGTGAATTTTGTATTATTTACAATTGTTTCTTTGTCTTTTATAGCAAATTCAATCTTTCCATCACCCAAGGCATCTTTTACATATAATAAACCGTATTTACCATCATCACGAACTCCCGCCCAAACTACATTGTCATGATAGTCACCTGCTGCAATTGCTAAATCTCCTGTAATTTTATGATATGTTCCTTCATCTGTTACGACACAACCAGCGTAACAATCCTCTAGATTTTGCCAGCTTAATTCTAATAATTCAAATTCAAGCATAGACACTTCTTGAGTAATGTATTTATTTCCTTTAGTTGGGCCATACATGCCATTATAATCAACATGCTTAAATTCTCTATCTACATTAAATTTAATATCGCCTCTTGTTGCTCCTATTTCTCTTTGTGTAGCAAGTCCAAAGTTTTTATATAAAATCCCCGTCCCATGCCATGTGTTAGTAGCAGTATTGACCGCTGGTGTAATTGCTTGACTCATCTAATCACCTCCTATGCTAGTTTATAAACCGCTGCTGTGACATTTGTTGCTTCGGAAATCGTAAATGTTACATAACCAGTGGAAGAAGCGTTAAACCGATAAGTAGGAAATGGGCCGATAAAATAATCGTCTCCGTCCGGAACTGCTACCGTCACCGCGTGTGTTCCTCCTTGGTCACATTCTTGCGGGCTGGCAATAACTACATTTATACTACCACCTGCTGCTGTATTGATGATATGCAGTACACTTTTGCCATCATTAACAAAATAACCACCTTCAACTGCTAAGGTAGTGTAATTTGCTGCCTTTGATAACATTTCTTTGCCTGTGTAATCTACTTCTATTGGTGTTAATTGCTGTATAGCCATATTATACTACCTCCTATGTTAATTTAAACGCACATGCTGTAATATCAGCGAATGCGCTCAGTCTTATTGTACATTTTCCGCTATCTTGAGCATTGAAAATGTGTGTTGGAAATGGGCCAACAATCCAGTCATCCCCAAACGGTATTACTACAGCTACATCATGAACGCTAGTCCCGCCTAAATCACAAGGTCTAGGAACGTCTACAGTCGCCGTCAATGCTACAGCTCCACTATCATTTTTTATGTTAACAAATGTTTTTCCATCATTAACAAACTCAAATCCGTCAACTGCTGTTGCTGCTGAGTAATCGGCTGTGTCGCTATACGCTTCAACTCCGCTAAAGCTGACTTCTTTCGCTGTCAAAACTACTACTGCCATGTTATCACCTCGTTTTTAATAATCATCTATATTAATTTCTTCCAGATAAAACTTTTTAAATCTGTTCAATTTCGACATAATACTTCTAGGAAATCCATCAACCATTTCTTCGTCATCAAATGTCACAGAATAATCATCTATTTTTTCAGACTTAATGAATGGATCATGATTTGCAATCAAGAATTTTATCATTTGTGCTGCTGTTAATTTCAATGATTTTGGATAGTTTGCTCTAAAAATTATTATGCTATTATCTACCGTTTCATTTATAATATCAATCTCAGATACGACTATTTTAGTGCTGTTTACAGTATCTATTTTTGCACAACCATTGTTCCTAGCACTTTCATAAATTCTTATATAGTCACCTGCAACAAATTCCCCTGCCAGCTCAGTTATGGTTATAGAGCTATCAGTATTTGCGAAGGTTACATTTTCAGATGTAATGTATATATCTTCATCTAAAAAATGGTTTTTGCAATGGTCGCAAATAGTATTTATTACAAGTGGTATATTAAAAGTTATGAATGTATCCCAGTCTGTATTTGAGATTTGTAATAATGTTTTTACTTCTGTTAGAGTAATCATATTTTCCCCTCATACTCTTTTATTTTTGCTCTACATTTCTGTTTTTCTTCATCTGTTAAAGCTACTATTAGCCTTCTTTTCCATCTTCTTAAAGGTTCTAATTTAGGACTAACTAATAGACCTGCTTTTATTTGTTTTGCTGTATATTGCATCAGGCTACATCACCAACTTTGCTGATTTCAGTAATAAAATGTTTGCAATTTGGATGGAATAAAGTACTATTGTCAAGCTCTTCACCTGTCAAAATTTTACCCTCGAATGGTATACATAAATCACAAATAGTCCCATGATCTGATACTTGGAATAGGTTGTTTTTAGCCTGTTCCCTAACTGACATCCTGTATAATTGATTGTTGACATGGACTGTATACATTCGGGAATAGGTTTCTATGTTCCATCTAGCACCATTTTTGGCTGTAAACCCTATTACTCCTGAATCTGCATAATCATTTAATAACTTTTGTATAAGAATATGGTCTTTTGTAGCCTTTATTTTAGCAAGTGTTAAATTATACTCTTTACCTGCTAAAATATACATATTTTGCATGTCTTGTTGATATTTTTTTATCAATTCCCTTGCCTGCGTGGATTTGTGGATGGATAAAAAATAATCCTCATTTGCTGCTAACAGACTTGGATTTTTTAACATCTTTCGGAATTGATATTTTTTCCCGGATGCTAAGTTTTTTAATGCTTCATCACTAATTTTTTCGTAGTATTTTATTGTGTTATTTAGCATTTAGCACCCTTTTTAAATTTCTTCTTGGATAAACCAATCTTGTGACCATTCATCCTCTAATTCCCAAGTTACGCCTTGGATAATATTGTTATCAGGTTTTGGAAATCCATACAAATATACTGTGTTATTTATTTGTGGATTCGCTGTTAATTGATTCGGTTCAGTCAAATAGCTCGCATCCGGATTGAGTAATTTTATATTTGTCTGAATTTTCGCTAATTCAGTTTGCGCGTTTTCTAAGCTTGTATATAATAACCACCACATGTTATCATCTCCTTTAAAATTTTGCTGCTAATTGAGTATAATTGTCATATATATTACTATTGAAGATTATTATTGATTTAATGTTGCCGTCATGAAAACTACTAGGGCCAAAACGCCCACCAACTATAAAAGTACTTTCATTGGTCAGAGTTCCATTTTTTGTAATAGCTCCAGTATTATTATTGCAAACACCTTTAAATTCATTAGTTCCTTTTCCAATCCATGAAAATAAAGTTTTATTATTTCCTGTCTCGTTTGCTGTTAAGTCGAGCGATGTCGTGTTTAATATTCGTGGTCTTGATGTTGCTAGATATCCAGCAATTTCAAATTGAATGGCAGTAAGTCTTTTTGCAAATACATAAGTATAATTTGGAGATGTTGCATTGTAATAATTGGAATATACAGTAAAAGGCGGTTCTGTAATCTGTATCAATGTATAATCAGTAACGCTCATATAATTACTACTAGCAGCAACAAACCGTAATCCATCAGTATTAAAAGCACCAGACTCAAATATAATCGACATATTAGCATAATTATTCTGTATAGCGTTATTCACCCCAGCCAACATACTGCCATTAACCCATGTCTTAACTTTCCCCGTTGTACCGCTACAAAATAAAGCAATAGCAATATAGTCAATGTATCCCAAGCTTCCTTTATACCCAAACCATGCTGTAGCATAGTCTGAACCTCTCATTATTTCAACACACTGACCTTTAAAATGCCTTGAAGACCTATAATAGCTGAAAAATGCAACACAGCTATCAACTGCACCCGGAATAAAGTCTAATCCATATTTTACTATTCCATTTTTCTTATTTACTCCTAATCCCCTACAAAGCATATTATCACTTCCCTTGATAGGCGATAACTGAGCCTGACGCTATTACTACTTGACTAAACCGTCCATATATTGTTGTTCCTGACTCAAATGCTATTGCTGTTATTCCCGTTGGTGCACCAGTACATGTAAGAACAGCATTGGTAACTATCTGAATTGCATTAAATATATATGTTGCAGCAGGTGTAATCGTTGCAGCTCCACTGTATACACCACCTAAATTACCCATCATGGCATCTGACACATCTTTCGTATCAACATTAACTGGATTTAATGCACTCACATCATTCCCATTCACTATTAGGTTACTTAATTGATCAACAATTATATTTTTAAATAAATCTTCAAGATATCCAATAGAACCATCTTTTTTGTATATCTTAGAACCTTGAGGCGAATAA